GCAGTATTTGCGCCCATGCCAGTGGCGTCATTGATGGCGCTTTGAACAAGACCTGGATTGGTGTTTGACGCGCCCAAAGCAGTGTCAGTTAAAGCTGAAGATTCTGCAGCACCGGGAACAACCGCGCCGCTTTCAGTCAAAGCGCCGGCAGCAGGTGCTGCGCCGCCCCCTGCTACGGCTTCAGCGCCAATGTCAGTCGCGGCAGTGCCCACGCCAGCTCCAGCTTCAGCCGCGCCGGTCAGCCCCGACCAGGCGTTACTGATCCCCGTCGCCGCGTTTGATAATCCCGCCGACGCCCCCTCTAGGAAGGATCCTCCCCCGGCCACGCCCGCTTCTCCAAGCCCGCCCATCAGGGCAGCGCCGCCAAAGTAAATGGCCGCGCCCATGATCAGGGCTTTGCCCAAGCCTGAACTGGCAACGCTTTTGACGATGTCAGTCACGCCCTTCACGACACCGCTTATGGCGCGGCCGATCCCAGAAACAATACTGCTCATGACTCAATCCTTCTCAAGTAGGTAAGAGTCGTGCTCTCGCGTGAGAACCCGACCTTTTTCAAAAATTTAATGATGCGCGGGTCAACCCCAGGCTCCAAAGAAAACACGGCGATCTTGATGCCGGACCGGCTTTTAACCCAGACTGCGAATTCACGCAGCAAAGGCAGACCGGCGCCGGGCACACGGGTGTAAAACAAAAGCACAGAACACTGCATGCGCTCAAACCAAAAGCCTTGTTGCACACATGCCGCAACGGCCGCGACCACTTTGCCATCTGAATCTTCTGCCACCCACATAAAGTGGGCTGGATTCAAACAGACCTTTGCCGTCTCGGCCATCGCTTCGCGCGAGATCTTGACCGGCAAGGGATCACGCGAAACCGACTCCACCGCGATGTCAACAATCGCGGGGATGTCAGCGAGTTTGGCTTTGCGAAAGATCATCAACTGCCGCCGTCACCTGGGTTGTACGTATTTCCTGTCGATGTATTTCCTGAAGCTGCTGCTGCTTGTGTTCCTAAAAATTGATCTACAGCGGCAGGGCTTTGAATGCTTGGCACGTTTGTATTTTGGAAAGCATTTGACCATTTCAATGTCGAGTTGGCCGTGGCAATTACGTTGTCAATTGCTGCTTTTTTAGCATCGGCATTAAGGTTGCCATCCGCTTGAATGTTGTTGATCGCGGTAAGCGTATTCTGTGCAGTCTGCAACGAGAAACCTTTAGATACAGTAGCCTTCTGAAAATCATTTTGCAAAGTCGCGATTGCGGTTTGCTGGGTTCGATCCAGGCCGGCTTGGGTAGCCTGGAACGATTGCTGCAAACCAAGCAGATCTTTGGAAGCTTGGATTTGTGTGTTGGCGATACCCAGTTGTTGGGTACGGTCCAAAGTGGCCTGCGCGCCTTGAAAGTCTTGCTGCGCCTTTTGCAAAGCAGACTGGGCCGCAAGGCTCTTGTCGGTAATTGCGGTCTGCTGCGCGCGATCCAGTTTTGCCTGGGCCGATTGGAAAGTTTGCTGAGCAGTTTGCAGATTTGATTGTGCAGTTGTTTGCGCAGTTTGCAAATTGGTCTGCTGTTGACGATCGAGTTCTGCTTGGGCTTTGGAAAAATTCTGTTGCGCGGTTTGCAAAGCGGTTTGAGCACCAATGCTCTTGTCTGCCAAAGCCGTTTGTTGTGCGCGGTCCAGCGCAGCCTGGGCCGTGGTGAATTGTTGTTGCGCGCCCTGAATGTCTTTTTGCGCAGTGATTTGCAAGTTGGCAATTGCGGTTTGCTGAGCCCGGTCTAAGCCCGACTGTGCACCGGCAAACTCTTGCTGTGCTTTCTGCAGCGCAGCTTGGGCGCCAATGCTCTTGTCTGTCAAAGCCGTTTGCTGCGCGCGATCCAACGCTGTCTGCGCCGCTTGAAAAGTCTGCTGTGCAGTTTGAACGCCAGTTTGAAAAGTCTGCTGTGAAGTTTGCAAATTTGTCTGTTGCTGACGATCGAGCTCTGACTGCGCGCCAGAAAAGTCTTGTTGAGCTTTCTGCAGCGCTGCCTGAGCGCCAATGCTCTTGTCGGTTAGCGCCACTTGCTGTGCGCGATCCAGCGCTGTCTGCGCCGCCTGAAACTGTTGTTGCGCACCCTGAATGTCTTTTTGCGCTGTGATCTGCAAGACATTTTGGCCAGCTGTGAATTGTTGCTGGCTCTCTTGCAAAGCTGTTTGCTGGCTGCGATTCAAAGCCGACTGAGCCGAATCGAAATTTTGTTGGGCTTTTTGCAAAGCTTCTTGAGCGCCAATACTTTTATCAGCCAAAGCAGTTTGTTGAGCTCGATCAAGTTGCGATTGCGCAGCTTGAAAGTTTTGAGTCAGCTGAGTTTGCTGAGCCGTGAATTGCTGAGCACCAGTCTGCAAACCAAATTGGTTCTGTGCGTTGGCGTTGAACTGGCCACCGGTATTGATGGCTTGCTGATTGGCCAAAGCGCGGTTGGCGTAAGTCGTTGCATCGGCGGTGGCAATTGGGACCGCCTTCTCCAGCATGGCAGCCACACCGGCGCCCTGGGCCATCGAACTGTTGACCAGGCCGCGCGCGGCCATTCCCTGGCTGGCCTGAGTGCGGGCCAGTTGCATGAGCTGGCTGTCTTGAGACAAGATGCCGCCCAGCTGTCCGGCACTAGTTTCTGTAGGTGCGTTGACGGTGCTTTGTTGGGTGCCAAATTGAGCGGCAGTGGCCGGGCCTGATGCCGATGCGTTTGTGGCAGGGACAAGCGTGCCCTGGGCGGGACCTTGTTTGGGCGTTTGATCAGCCCCGGTTTGCGGAGTTTGGCCGGCAGCCGCCCCGGCGGCGTCAGTTACGGCGGCTCCAGATTGAATGTCGAAAGGGTTTGCTGCTGTTGCCATTGTTGCTCCACGATTGAAAAAGCCGCATTAAAGCGGCTTCATGCGGGCGCACGGGCCCCGCCAGAATTTTATTCCAATATGCGCTTTTGCGCAAATTGAATCTTAAGAGTAGGCGCGAGTGCCCGTTTTGTCAATAATTAACTTGCTTTTACGGGCGGCTGTGGCCACTGAGTTGGGCACGCTGATGTGAGTCCAGCGGTCAAATTCCCGGATGATCTGGTCATACGGCAAAGGGCTGGCGATGATTGCTTTGACCACTTCGTCGGGCGTCATGCCCGGCACACGGATGTCAGCAGCGCAGCCAACTCGATGCTGGCTGGTGTCCTTGCTGCCCACGGCGTCGTTCACTTTTTTGGATCTGAAGGCGCTGTTGACCATGATAGGTTTGCCGCCCAGGATTACCTTGACCTGTTCCAAAAAGTCAGCCAGGCGAACCAGGTTGGCAAGCTCATCGCCATTTGGCGTATTGTCGAACTCGCGGTGGTCGGTGTGCGTGAGTTCCTCAAGAGTGAAATTGGGTGTGAGGTTCATGTCAGTGCTTATGGCTTGCGCCAAAATAATAGGTCAAGATCAGCATAAAAGCAGCGTCAAGCTGGCCCAGAAGCCGCAAAACTATTTCGCGCATTTCAGGGGCAATGATGTGGTTAAGCAAAAACCATTGCACAAAACTCCAAGCAGCAAACACGCCAACAGCAATCAATGGGGTAACTGCTTTGCTGTACCAAGGAGCTGCTGCACTGGTGGAGATTTCGGATTCGCGCTTGCGTGCGCTGTCACGATCCGCCGCGTCCAGCTTTGCATATTCCAGTTCCATCTCAGCCAGCTTTTGCGCGGCCTGGGGGTCACCCGCGATGGCTTTGGCTACTGCTTCGACGCTATCACTAACGCCAAACTTCCCAGCAAGAGCGCTAACAGCAGCGCCGCCAAGAGGACCGGCAACAGCGGTAGCAAGAGCAGGCGCAACATTTTTGAGGAGAGAAAGTAGTTCATTCATGTTAACCTCATTTTGTAACTGACAAATTCAATGGTGCCCCAGCAAATCAGGCCACCAACTATACACCCGGCCAAACCATAAAATACGGTTTCCACCAGCTCAGCAAGCTGTTCACGCTTGAGTTTTTTGGCGGCCTCTGCTTCGCGCTCATCACGTTTGCGATTGGCTACGATCAGGTTGTATTCAGCTTGAATGGCTTCCCACACATCACCTTGGCCCGAGTAGATCAATTGCTCTTTGAGCTTTTTCTCGGCATCCCGCAAGGCCTTGGCCTGCATAACGGTGTCCAAAGCCTGGCCCATGTCCGACCGGGGCTTTTTGCCTTTGTCCTCCGTAGCGGCTCGCGCCACGGTATCCCGCATTTCGAAAAACTTAATCAGATCACCACTGCACTCTTGCAGGTCTTTGCCCATCTGAATCGCTTCTTG